GGGAAAACACTCTAATTACTGACAGCACAAACACATGAAAACCCGAGGGCGTCATTCTAGCGTAGCGAAGTCGATTGTGGTATCCGGCGGGTTCAACCAGCGCGCCGAACCGCCATTTGACCTGACGCCACGACAAGAAGCCATTTGGCGCGAGGTTGTCGCCGGCGAAGACCCGAGCTTCTTCAAGACAGCGGTTGCGAAGGGGTTGCTGGCCGATTACTGCCGGAGACGGTCGAGTGGCGAGGAGATAAACGAGGTCATCCAGAGGTTCGCCGCCGATTGGGCGGACGATCAAAACATGATCGTCGATTACGAGAAGCTGTTGCAGATGCGTGACCGCGAGAACACCGCGACGATCAACCTGGCGACCAAATTGCGGCTGACCAATCAGTCGCGCTATGTGCCGGACACGGCGGCCCGTGTAGCGCGCGATGCGGTTGCCCAGCAGGATGTGCCGTGGGCAAAGCGCGGCTGACGCGGGCCGGCGAGGCTATCAGGTGGATTCACGAATACTGCGTGGTTCCCGGCGGTATGCACGACGGCCGGCCGGTGAGGCTGCGGCCGTGGCAACAAACCGAGATTCGGCGGATATATGACAATCCGGCAGGAACACGACGCGCGATTTTGAGTTTCGGGCGGAAGAACGGCAAAACCTCGCTATCAAGCTTTTTGACACTGCTGCATTTATGCGGCCCCGAGGCGCGCCCGAACAGCCAGCTTTACTCGGCGGCGCAATCACATAAGCAAGCTGCGTTGTTGTTTGATCTTGCCGCGACGATTGTGCGGAACTCGCCGAAGCTGGCGGCGGTGATTGTGATACGCGACACGATAAAGGAACTAACGTGTCCGCAACTCGGCACCATCTACCGTGCTCTTTCCGCCGAAGCCAAGACCGCGTTTGGTTTGTCGCCCAGCTTCGTCGTACACGACGAATTAGGGCAGGTGCGCGGGCCGCGCAGTCGGATGTACGAGGCATTGGAGACTGCGACGGGGGCGCAGGAACATCCGCTGTCGATCGTAATCTCGACGCAAGCGCCGACCGATGCGGATTTGTTGTCGGTGCTGATTGACGACGGCCTGGCGGCGCACGACCCGCGCGTCGTGGTGTCGCTCTACACCGCGCCGATGGATCTGGACCCGTTCGGCGACGAAGCGATAAAGGCGGCGAACCCGGCGTTTGGCGATTTCCTGAACGCCGCTGAAGTCCGCAGCCAGGCGGAAGACGCGCGCCGCATGCCGTCGCGCCAAGCCGAATTCGAGAACCTGATCCTCAACCGGCGCGTCGAGGCCAGCGCACCGTTCATCAGCCGGCAACTGTGGCAGGCGTGCGGGGCCGATCCGTTGCCGCTCGACGGCCACCCGGTTTACGGCGGGTTAGACCTGTCGGCGGTGAACGACCTCACCGCCTTGGTGCTCGGCGCGCGGATCGACGGCGTGTGGCAGATACACCCGACATTCTGGCTCCCTGGTGGCGGGCTCGCGACGAAGGCGCGGGCGGATCGCGTGCCGTATGACGTTTGGCACCGCGACGGGCATCTGCTGGCCGCACCGGGCAAGTCGGTCGATTACGAGTATGTCGCCGAACATTTGCGCGGCGTCTTCGATCGCCAAGACGTGCGCAAGATCGGATTCGATCGGTGGGGTTGGAGACACTTGCGGCCGTGGTTGCTCAAGGCCGGCTTCACTGAAAGCCAACTGGACGAGCACTTCGTCGAGTTCGGGCAGGGCTATCAGGACATGTCGCCGGCGCTGCGCGCGCTCGAAGGCGAGATCCTGAACGGTCGCATTGCGCACGGGGCGCATCCGGTGCTGTCGATGTGCATGGCCAACGCGGTCGTGAAGAGCGACCCGGCCGGCAATCGCAAGTTGGCGAAAGACAAGTCCGCCGGCCGCATCGATGGCGCGGTCGCGCTCGCGATGCTGGCCGGCGTCGCGCCGCTTGAGGACAGCCAGGAGATCGACATCCAGGCGATGATCGTCTGACCGCCGAAAGTCATTCAGGCCGCTTGGCGGCCTTCCTATCGCCTCCCAGGGGCATTCCCATGCAGATGATCCGCAAGACCGCGGCCGGGAAGGCCGCGGGCAGCCAGTCCTACGTGTTGAGCGACGCGACGATGGACCGCTACGGCGACATCATCGAGCCGGACGGTTGGCTGCTCGACGGCTTCCGGTCGAACCCGATCGCGCTGTTCAACCACTCGCCACATCAGCCGATCGGCAGATGGCAGAACATCCGGGTCGAGGACGGTCGGCTTGTCGCGGACTTCCAGCCGGCGAAGAAGGGCACCTCGCAGCGCACCGACGAGATCCTGTCGCTGATCGAGCAGGACATCTTGCGCGCCACCAGTGTCGGGTTCCGCGGCGTCGCGAGCGAGCCGATCGATCCGAAGCGCCCACTGGCCGGCACCCGCTACACCCGGCAGGAGCTGCTCGAAACCTCCATCGTCAGCGTCCCGGCCAACCCGGCGGCGCTCGCGGTGGCGAAGTCGCTGAACATTTCTGACGACACTATGGCCTTCGTCTTCGGCGGGCATGCCGGACAGAGACGGGACATAGCCACAACCGGCGGGCATGCCGTGACGCAACCCCGATCGAGGGGCACTCCCATGACAACCGAGAACCTCACCACCAGTCAGCAGATCGAAGACCGTCAGGCGCGGCTTAACGCGGCGCGCGACAAGCTGTTCGAGCACACCCAAGACCCCGAGCACGACCCGGACATTGCCAATGGCTTGAATGCCGAGATTGCCGAGCAGGAAAAGCGGCTGGCATCGTTGCGGGCGACCGAGCGGTCGCTGGCGGTGCGTGCCGCCGCGGAGCAGCAGGTATTGCCGCCGCTGAGCGCGCCGTCGATCAACCGCCGGCCGCTCGGCCTGCCCGTCAAGGAACGCTCGCCGGGCGCAATTTACGCCAATCACTGCGTCGCGCGGTTTATCGCGGTGGCCCGCGGCCTGCCGATCGAGGCGGTGCTGAGCGAGCGCTACCCGGACGACGAGCAGACCGCGGTCGTCACCCGCGCGGCGATTGCCGGCGCGACCACGACAACCGCGGGCTGGGCGGCCGAACTGGTGCAGTTGGGCCAGGGCGAGTTCGTCAACAGCCTGATGCCCAACCAGGTGTTTCCCAAGCTGGCGCAACTCGGCACCGCGCTGACCTTTGGGCCGAATGCCGGGGCGATCAAAATCCCGTCGCGCGCCGCAACGCCCTCGATCGGCGGCTCGTTCGTCGCGGAAGCGGCGCCGATCCCGGTTCGCCGGCTTGGCACCACGTCGATCACGCTCTATCCGCACAAGGTCGGCGGCATCTCGGTGTTCAGCCGCGAGATTGCGGCATATTCCAACCCCGACATCGAGGCGCTGATCCGCACCAGCATCATTGACGACACGCAGATCAACATCGATGCGTTGCTGCTCGACAACGTGGCGGTGTCGACGACGCGGCCGGCGGGTCTCACCAACGGCGTCTCCACCCTCACTGCGACGACGGGCGGCGGCTATGCGGCGTTTCTCGGCGACCTCGCCAAACTCACGGGTCCATTTTACGCCGTGAATGCCGGCCGCAAGCTGGTGCTGCTGATGAACCCGGCGCAGCGCAACCAGTTGATGTTCGCACCGGGCCCGGCCGGCGCGCCGTTCGGCTGGTCAACCCAATTCACCGACATGTTTACCGTCGTCACGTCGACCAGCATCGCGGCCGGCGCGGTTTACATGATCGACGCGGCGGATTTCGTCAGCGTGTCCGGCGCACCGGAGTTCGAGGTCAGTGAAGTCGCGACCATCCACATGGAGGACACGACACCGCTGAACATCGCGTCCGGCGCGCAGGGCTCGGGCGTGTTGGCGACCCCGACGCAATCAATGTTCCAAACCGCGCAGATCGCGATCCGCATGCTGGCTAACGTCAACTGGGCGATGCGGCGCAGCGGCATGGTGCAGTTCATCGGCACCGGCGTGAACTGGGGATAAGCCAGGGGCGGGGCTTCGGCCCCGCCTGCTCGTGGAGGAAAAGCACATGCGAAGCGACCGCAGCGCGCGCGATGACGAAGGCCCGGCCCCGGTGCCGCAACCGTCGCAGGTGCGCGCCGATTACATCAAGGAGCAGGTACACGGCGAAGAGCCGAGCGCGCTGGCGCCGCCGCGCAATCTCGACGTGCCCTATCTCGGCGGCGATGGCGTGGTGGGTGCCACGCTCACTTGCACGATGGGCGTCTGGGGCGGCCAGCCGACGGACTATGCCTATGCCTGGAAGAGCGACGGAGCCGATGTCGCCGGCAGCGGCGACAGCTACGTCGTGGCGCCAACCGATGCCGGACATAGCATGACCTGCGTCGTCACCGCGACGAATGCCGCCGGCTCGACCGCCGCGCCGCCGTCCAATGCCATTGCCGTGGCGGCGGCGCAAACCGAATCACAACGGAGGGAATGATGGAAAGCACACGCCGCACACCGCCAGCCCCGGAAGCCGACCGGAAGGATCAGGAGCGAGCCCAGAAAGAGCAGACCGACAAGGAAATTGCCGAGCGGGTATCGTCGCCGCCGGAACAGCCGACGCCGACACAGGAGGAAGCCGACGCCTTCAAGGAGGGTGCCGCGGAACCGCCTGTCGAGCCGCCGCCCGAAGCGCGCCACGGCGAGACCGCGCACCAGCGCCGCGAGCGCGAAGAAAAAGAACGGCAACAGCGCGACGTGAAGCCGGAGCAGGGCCGCAGCGGTTATCAGACCCGCACCTGATGGCGAACTGGCTCACCCGAATGCTGCCGTGGGGGCGGGCGGCCGAGGGGCAATACCGCCCCGGACCCTATTTCCTCTCCCACGGCTGGCTGCCCGCCGGCAGTTCGTGGAATTACTGGCAGAACGGCCAAAACGTGCAGCCCTATGGCGGGCGCAGCGCCATGCTGGAGGCATGCATCAGCGCTTACAGCCAGACGGTGCCGATGTGCCCCGGCGACCACTGGCGCAGCCTGTCGAATGGCGGGCGCGAGCGGGTGACGAATTCGGCGCTGTCGCGCATCATGCGGCGGCCGAACGATTACCAATCGATTTCCGATTTTTTATTGAACCTCACCCGCCGGCTGTATGAGCGCGGCGAGACGTTTGCACTCGCGGTGCGCAACGCTCGTGCCGAGATCATCGAACTGCACCTGATGCGCGAAGGCTCGGCGACGGTGGCCGAGGATGGCAGCATCTTCTATTCGCTACAGGGCAACGAGATCATCGAGCAACGGCTGGATTTATCCTATCCCGTGCCGGCCCGCGACGTGCTGCACATTCGGCTGCATACGCCGCGGCATCCGCTCAAGGGCGCGAGCCCAATCATGGCGGCGGCGCTGGATCTGGCAATGTCGGATGCGGCGCTCAACCAACAGATCGCGTTCTATCTGAACCAGGCGCGGCCGAGCTTTCTGCTGACTACCGATCTGCCGCTGAAGCGCGAGCAGGCGCAGGAACTGCGCCAATGGTGGGACCTGCAAACCCAGAGCGAGAATGCCGGGCGTACCCCGATCCTGACATACGGACTAAAGGCGCAGTCGGTTGCCACAAGCGCGGTCGACGCGCAACTCGCCGAAATGCTCAAGATGAGCGATCAGAACATCGCGCTGGCGATGCGGATACCGCTGCAAATCCTCGGCATCGGCGGCACAACCTACGCCAACACCGAGTTATTGATGCAGTCGTGGATCGGCACCGGGCTGGGCTTCACGCTCAACCACATCGAGGAAGCCTTCGGGCAACTCTTCCAGTTGCGTGGCGTGCCCGACGAGTACCTCGAACTCGACACCCGCGCCCTGCTGCGCTCGGCTTATCGCGAGCGCATCGAGGCGCTGGCGCGCGGTGTCATCAGCGGCATCTACAGTCCCGACGAGGCGCGCGCATCCGAAGACCTGCCGGCTGTACCGGGCGGTCATGGATCTGAACCGAGGGTCCAGCAGCAGGTCGTGCCGCTGAGCTATGGCAGCGACATGCAGCCGCCGACGCCGCAGGCGGCATTGCCGCCGCCGGATACGCCACAACCCCCCGCCGACGCAGCGCAAAAGACCGATGAACACGCATCAGAACGGGCAGTCCTTGCCTACCGTGCCGAACGCCGCCGGGCCGCTTGAGGCGCTTGCCGCCGAACTGGCGGCGGACGCCGCCCGTATCGAACGGGACTTGAAGCTGACGATGGCGGCGCTCGCGTCAGACATGCGGGCGGCGTGGGCCGAGGCCGAGTTGCGCGTCGAGCGGCTGATCACGGCGCGCCTCGCCGAACTCAAGGACGGCGAAATCGGCCCGCCAGGGCCACCGGGCGAGCGTGGAGAGCCGGGCGAGGCTATCACAGGCCCACCGGGCGAACCGGGTATCCAGGGGCTTCCTGGGCCGCCAGGGGAGCCGGGCGGCGAAGGGCGCAGCTTCACGATCCGTGGGACGTGGAACCCGTCATCCGAGTATCGCGCGCTCGACGTTGTGATGCTCAACGGCGCGAGCTTTGCGGCGCGGGTCGATGGTCCGGGTCCGTGCCCCGGCGAAGGCTGGCAGATGCTCGCGGCGCAGGGCGGGTACGGCAAGCCAGGCAAGCCCGGCGAGCGCGGCGAGCGCGGGCCGCCGGGGCCGGTGGCGACCGCGCTTGAAGTCGATCCCGAGGGTATGCTGACGCTGCGCTTTGGCGATGGCAGCGCGCTCGGCTGCGATCTCTACCCGCTGCTGTCGCGGCTCGCCCGGTGAACTACTACCGCATCACCCGCGTCGTCACGCCGGCCACGAGCCTCGATCTGGTGACGCTCGACCAGGCCAAGGCATTGCTTGGTATCGATCCGGCGGACACTTCGAAAGACGCACAGATAAGCCAGCACATCAGCGCGACCTCGGCGGCGATCGCCAATTACTGCGACCGCGTATTCGTCCAGCAGGTTTATCGCGATCAGGTCCGCAATGCTTACGGCGGCTACGGCGAGCCGTTCATAACCCGGCAATATCCGATCGCAGTTGACGTTGCCGGCGTGCCGCTCGTCGCCGTCACCGAAGCGGGCGTGGCGCTCGACCCGGCATACCTCGACATCTACCCGGACGCCGGCAGCCTCTACCGGCTCGACGGGTCGGCGGCGCCTTATGCCTGGAATACCGCGACGTTGGTGGTCGATTACACCGCCGGCTTCGACCCGATCCCGGCCGATGTGCAGGGCGCCTGCCTGGAGTGGATATCGATCCGCTACAGCGCGGTCGGGCGCGATCCCTCGGTGCGTAGCGAGACGATCCCCGACCTCATCACCCAAGTCTACAGCAGCAGCGGCGACACCTCGGACGCGACGGGGATGCCGGGCGCGGTCCGCGAGTGGCTGACCCCGTACCGGATCAGTTGGGCGCTGTGACGCCGCAGACGCTCATCTCCCGTCTCGACGCGGCCATTGCCGGCTACGGCCAGACGGTCACCTTGCAGCGCACCGCGGTCGATCCGGTGACCGGCGCGAACACGGTTTCCGAACAGGTCGAAGCACCGGCGGCGGTGCGCAACTTCGGGCCGCAATCGCTGGAAGCCGGTGAGTCGCAGGAAATCCGCGTCGTGCTCAGCCCGACCGGCCTCGGCAGCTTCGGCGTCCCGTCGCGCGACGACATCATTCTGATCGACGGCAACCCGGCCAACATCACCGAGATTGCGCCGTTGTCCTACGGCGGCGCGCTGTGCCGCGTGAACCTGCTCTGCCGTGGCTGACCAGCGCGAGGTGATTCTGTCCCGCCTGGCGGCGCTCTGCGCGTCCGTGAGCGGCATTACCGCGGTGGTGCGCAACGCGCTCGACGTACCGAGCAATGCCCGGCCCGCCGTCATCATCCAGGACGGCATCGAGACGATGCTGAACCAGCCGGAGACGGTGCGCCACAGCGAAATCCAGCGCATGGAATTGTCGCCGGGAATCAGCGTGTATATCCGCGCCGGCGGCACCGCCGATCCCGGCGTCCTGCTGTCGCGCTACCGCAGCGCCATCGTCGCCGCCGTGCTGTCGGACGGCCAGTTGCGCGACGCCGTGGGCACCACCGGCCGCATCACCTATCAGGGCTGCGTCGTGCTGCCGCCCGATGCCGAGGCCAAGGAACACCGGCTCGACATCACCCTGGAATTTGTCTACGCCTTCCGCCTGGACGATCTCGCGGCGTGAGCGGTCTCAACGTCAGCGTCGATTCCAACGTCAACAGCCTGATCCTGCATCTCGACAAGATGCCGGACGAGCTGAAGCGCCGGCTTGAAGTCAAGATCACCCAACTGACGACGCAACTGCTGTCGCAAGTCAAAGCTCGCGAGCCGGTTCAAACCGGGCGGCTGCGCGCCGCCACGCGCCGCTTCGTGGATGTTCGCAATAATTTCGTGCGTGGCCGCGTGCGGATATTGCCGACCGGCAAGGCGCAGCGGGTCGCGGCGGCATTCGGCGCTCTCGAATACGGTGCGCCGGGAAAGCGCCGCAGCGGGCCGGTTCCGGTGAGGGGCTACCGGCGGAACACCGGGCCGGTCGCCGCCTACCAACGCCGCCGCCCGCACATCAGGGCACGCCGCTTTCTGCGCGGCCCGGGCGCCGCGATGCGCCCGCGGGCACGCGCCGAGCTCGAAGCGATCATCGGCGAGACACTGCGCGAATTCACCAAGTTCTAGGAGGAGAAACCGCGATGGCCGCGAGCACACTGAATATCGGGCTACAGTCCCAGATCGAAGGTGAACTGGTATTCACCGGCACCAACGATATCGGGCCGAAGCTGGTAATCACCCTGCCGCTGGTGCAATTCGGGCCGTCCGGCGCGCTCGGCTTTATCCAGGACGAGTGGGGCCAGATCGAACTCGAAGGCGACGTGCTGGCCGATCCCGTGACCGGCTCGTTCGGGACGGTGCTGCACCCGGACGATGCGATGGTGAGCCCAACCAGCGCCGCCTACTACGTCGGAACCGGGATCATCACCTGGCAGGGCGAAGGCGACGTTACCCCGCGCGATGTCGGCAACGTCAACACCTTTGAATTGACGCCGGCCGTCGAGCGTCTCGATCACTGGAACCACCGCGTCGGCGGCATCCGCAAAAAGGATTTTTCGCCGGTCGTCCAGCAGACCATGACCGTGCACATGATTATGGACGAGTTCACCGCCGCGAACCTGCAACTGGCACTGCTCGCGACGGCGGGGCCATAGCCCATGCCGGTCAGCTTTCTCGATCTCGTACCGAAGCGCCCGACGAGCACCGTGACGATCGAGGCCGAGGACGGCGAGCGGGTGCCGTTCGAGGTCACCGGCGTGCCGCTGGCGCAACTCGCCGAGATCAGCCGCAAGTATCCCTCGCTCGGGCGCGTGCTTGACGGCAGCGCCGGGATCATCACCGCGTCGGATGCGATGCCGGCACTGGTCGCCGCCGCGCTCGGGCATCACGGCGACGCGCAATACGAGCAACACGCGATGACCCTGCCGCCCGACGTGCTGCTGGCATTGTCCGGCGAGATCGTGAGGCTGACGTTCCCGCGCAACCCTATCGTCGCGCCGGGCGAGAACGAGCCGGCGCTCGTGGAGGGCGTCAACGGCGCCCAGCCGGCAGCGATCTTGCCGCAGCGATTGAACAGTTGATCCTCTGGAACCACCGGCCCGAAGCGGTCTGGCAGATGACGCCGCAACAAGTGGCGGCATGGGTCAGCCTCGGGCATGACCGCGAAGCAGCCGATCGCGCCAACCGGCTCGCCGATGGCTTCGGCGCGGCGCGCGGCGAACCGCGCGAAGTCGAACGCACGATCAGGGAATTGATGCGTGGCTGACAATCTCACGATCCAGATCGGCGCCGACACCAGCAAGCTGCGCGGCGAAATCGAGCTGGTCGAAGCGCAGATCCAGAATTTGCGGCGGCTGGCGCGCGGCGCATTGCGCAAGGACGACGCCGCCGGCGCGGCCGAATACACCCAGCAGATCGGCAGGCTGCGCACCAACCTCGTCGGGCTGAACCAGACCCTCGCCGAGACCGGCGTGGTGGCGGCGAAAACCAGCCGCAGCATGGCGATCTCGGCGCGCAGCTTTCGCTCGTTCGACCAGGCGGTGCTCGGCATTGGCCGCAGCCTCGGCGGCGCGCAGGCCGGCCTCATCGGGTTTGCCGCCGCGCTCGCTGGCAGAGGCATCGGCCAAGTCATCTCGGGTGTCGTCGAAGACCTCAACAAACTCCAGCAGACCGCCGCCAACACGGCGCTGCCGGCCGCCGACGTGAAGGCATTCCAAGACATCATGGCGAAGGCCGGCATCGGCACCGATGCCGCCACCAGCGCACTGACCGGCTTTAGCAAGGCGGTGTTCGATGCTCAACTGAAGGCGGGACAGTTCAACAAGACGCAGACCTTCGGCGTCGCCGTGCTGAAGGGCGCCGAAGGCACCACGATCGGCGTGACCAATGCAGTGCAGACGATGCGCGGCGCGCTCACCGATGGCGCGGCCGCCGGGCAAAAATTCGTAAACGTCTGGCGCGGCGGCCAGGACAACACGATCAAAGACCTGTCCGAGCAGTTCAAGCTGCTTGGGATCAATGTAAAAGCCTTCCCGACGACGCCGACCGGCTTGATGGATTTGTCGATTGCCGCGGCGCGGGCTCTGCAAGATACATCCCGGCTGAATGAGCAACTCCGCTCGCAACTCGGGCAACAACTGTTCGGGCCGGATTGGGCGAAGGCTACGCAGCAGCTTGTTGCTTACGCCAACAGCCCGGCATGGCAACAGGCACGGGACCAAGCTGCCGCCCTGATAACGCCTGAGGCAATGCAACGACTTGCCGACTACAACACCGCATGGGGTACGCTGCAAACCACAATCACCACCGGGCTTCAGGAATTAACGATCAGATATTTTCCTGAACTCAACGCCGCGATAGCGGCGACGCCATCCGCAATACAGGGATTTTTTACTGAAATCAGCAAAACGATCGAAACGACCAAGCAAGAGGTGCAGGGACTTATCGACCTGTGGAATTGGCTGGGCCGCACGATTAGCGCCGTTGGCTCGGCGATCGGCGGCGCCCTTGGCGCTGCCGGCAACACGACCCCGGCTATGGTGCCGTTTGCGGAGGGCGGCATGGTCGCCGGTCCGGGGACCGCCACCAGCGACTCGATCCTCGCCCGCGTCAGCGCCGGCGAGTACGTCATGCGGGCGCGCGCCGTCGACCATTGGGGGCCGCGCTTTATGGCCTCGCTCAATACCCTGCGCAGCCCGTTCGGCTTTGCCGGCGGCGGTCTCGTGATGCCGCAGCGGTCGCTGCCACGCTTCGCCGATGGCGGCCTCGTCGCGGCCGGCGCGGCCGGCGCCCCGGTGCACCTCCACCTCGGCGGCCACAGCTTCGCGCTGTCGGGCTCGACCGGCGTCGTCGATGCGCTCGTCGTCGAGGCGCGCCGGCAACAGGTGCGCAGCGCCGGCGTCAAGCCGTCGTGGTACGGCGGCAGGCCCGGAGGGCATTAGTGCCAGCGCCGTTCGCCACCGTCTTCGACATCATCTACTACGACAACGGCACCGCCGTTTCCGGTGTGCCGCCCTACTCGGCGCGCGGCCTCAAGGGCACGCTGTCGCCGATCGACCTCGCGCAGGGCAGCGACAAACTCGCCCGCACCGTCAACGGCACGCTGATCGATCTCTCGGCGCCGCAGATGCGCAAGTATCAACTGGAGGCGAATGGCGACGACCAGGATCCGCCGGCGCTCGACGACCTCTGGGTCGGCATGCTGGTGCAGATCTATTGCCACGTCGAGATCGGGCGGCACACCGCTTCCGGTGCGCCGGCGCACGATGCGGTTCCGGGCTCGATCCGCTACCAGGACGACTGGACCTTCTATCGGCCCAGCATGCAGATGCGGATCGTCGAGTGGCAGATCGAGCGCGCCGAGTGGGAAGCCAAGGTGTCGTGGTCGCTGGTCCTGGAGGAAGTCTAGTTGCCCGGGCCGTTCTGTTTCGCGTGGGCCGGCGGCACCATCCAGGATCAGGTGATCGTTGTCACCACTGGGCACACTCATGGCGGCCAGATCGAAACCGTGCCGGTCATCGGCGACACCGAGGCCGGCGTCGGTTTTGTCAAGAATGTCGCCAGCAACCAGGCGCTCGAGCAGAGCACGCTCTATCTGATCGAAGGGCCGGGCGTCTCAGCGTTCTTTATGATCGAGGAGGCGTTACAGCCCTCGCCCGAGTGGATCAACATGAACAGCCCCGCCGGGCAGACCCTGCGCGGTGCGACATTCAAGGCCACCAAGTCGGTGCCGATGGACACCGGCATCGCCACCTTCGCCGCCGGCAGCAACATCGTGGCGCTCGATCCGGCACTCGATCTCGCGCCCGGCTATTACGGCGCGACCGGCCCGGCCATCGGGCAATGCCGCGACACCGGCGGTGGCCAGGATATCCAGATCGGCAGCGCCTACCTGTTCCACGACGGCAGCGGCACCGGGCAGATGTACGCCTTCGCCGCGGTGCCGCCCGACGCGCCCTCGGGCGTGGCCCAGTTCGAGGTCATCGCGCTTCTCAGCGGGCAGTTCCCGTTGCAGCTCGCCGGCATGGCCTCGGACGACTGGACCAGCGTCACATCCATTCCCGAGGCGCACCTTGCCGGCCTGACGCCGGGCCTCACCTACAACATCGCCGGCAACGGCATCGCCACCGGCACCACCTTTGTCGCGCCGGACGGCGGCACCGCGATCACCCTCAGCCAGCCGGCATCCTCTTCCGAGCGGGCCTTGCTGACGATCACCGGGCCGCGCACGCCGAACGCACCCTTTGACCCGGCGATCCACAACCGCTTCGACGAAGACGTACTCGACATCGAGATCGCTCACGAGGAAGGCGGCTTCGCCACCCTCAAGGTGCGCGTCAAGAACCCCGCGGTCGGCCTGCTCGCACCCGGCCGCAACCTCTGGGCGTGGCTCTCCTGGGATCAGGCATGGACACCGGACGGCGGTGCCGCGCCCGATCTGCTGCCGCTGTTCAACGGCCGCCTGGTCGGCGTCCCGCGGCTCCAGGCCGACGAGATCGTCGAACTCGAATTTATCGCCCGGCCCGACGATTACAGCGTGCAGAAGGCGGCGCTCACCGACGAGCTGTCGGTCCTGCCGTGGTACGACCCGGTGTGGTTGGCCTCGAACGTCAACGAAGACACCGTGCTGGAAGCCTACAGCGCGCTGTGGCACGTCGACCGAACCACGCTGGAAGTCAGCGTCAGCGACATCGTGCAGGGCGAGGACGGCATCATCGAGATCAGCGAAGGCCAGGCGCTCTATGACGCCTTCTCGCTCAGCTACGGCCAGCCGCCGCTCAATGCCGTGACGCTCTCCGGCACGGTCAGCTGGGCGCAGCAGGCAAGCGGCCTGCTCGACGTGACGGGGCCGCTCGTCCGGGCATTCTCGAAGGCCGGCTCGCCGCTCGGCAACCGGCCGTTTCCGACCAGCCCGGCAAACGCCAACATCAACCTCGGCATGGGGTTCGGCTCCCGCATCAAGGGCGGCGGCGCGCTGATCGCCATCATGAACGGCGACGGCCTGTTCCAGGACTGGCCGAAGCCGGGCACCAATATCGGCGGCGGCTGGGCGCTCAGCACCGAAAACGATGCCGGCGGCACGCCGCTGTGCTTTATCCACGGGGCGGCCTGGCTGGGACCGGAGATCAGCTACAACGTCACCTTTTTCGGGCACACCCAGCCGGCCGAAAAGGGCGACACCGAAGAGGCCACCAACGTCAACGTGTTCCTGCACGGCGGGCAGATCGGCCCGATCTCGGTCGCCTTCCCGGTCAACAACTACAAGATCCGCATGATCCTCAACTACCGGGCAGACCGCAAACGCACCGAAACGATCAACGCCGTCCTGGTCGGCGATGTCCAGCAAATGCTTTCCGACACCACCGACGCCGACCGCGAGACGGTGAGCTTCACCTCGGAGTACGTCGCGCAGGGGATCGATCCCGGCGGCGAGGTGCCGCTCGGCAACCTTGCCTACAAAAGCTATTTCCAGACCGACCGCGGCAGCCAGTCTTTTGAATACCTGATCCTCGCGGCGCGGGCGAAATTGCGCGCCCGGGCCCGCGCCGTCGACGTGACATTTGCGACAAACTGGACCGACGCCATCGGCCTCGCCATCGGCCTGCGCAACAGCGTCACGCTGTTTGACCGGCGCCTGCCCGGCGGCGCCGCCACCGGCAAGGTCAAGAGCTATCGGCTCGTCGTGGCGGGCGGCACCATGCGCGGCGAGTTCACCATCGGGTGCAGCATCGGCACCGGCCTGCCGGCGAATGCCGCGATCGGCGTCAACAGCTACGTCGAGGACGACTACACCGACGACTACCAGGTCGTCGCCGGCGGCCAGATCGAGATACTCCCGAGCGAGATCGCCTATCAGGCGCTCACCGACTTCGTGGTCTCCGACGACGGGCTGAACCTACCCCTTGTCAACACCGACAACGCGGTCAATTCCTGCACGGTCGTCAACGGTCTCGACCGGCAGATCGAGGTCGCCAAGATGTTCCAGGGCGTCACGATCAAGGGCGAGAACCCGCCCGACGCGATGGCCGAACTGGTCACCACGGTGACGCTCGACATGAAGCCGGTCACCGGCAGCGAATTCCACACCGACTTCTTCCCGGCGCTGACGCCGCTCGCGCTCCCCAAGACAATCGATCTGGAGGCAAGCTGATGCCCGACGGCAGCATCGAGTTCTTTGTCCGGCCGTTTCAGTCGCCCGGCAGTTTCGGCACGATCATCATTCCGTCGCGCCCAAGCGGCACCCACGAAAAGGCCATGCTGACCTGGGGCGCCAAGTCGAAGATGCCCGAGATGGTGCCGACCTCGACCAGTTTTAGCGTGAAGTGCTGCGGCGAGGCGCTCCAGGAAGCCTCGCGCGAGAGCGAAGTCATCCGCATCACCCAGCCCGGCAAGCCGGAGAACTACGTCGACGTCGCGCGCGCCCGCAACGTCAAGCTCAAGAAGCGCGAAAAGAACGCCTGCGGCGGCGCGTTCCAGGCCGAGCTTAACGCCTTCTGGGGTTCGGTCTTCGCCGATATGGACGCCGCCTTCAAACCGTTTGGCGCCGGCGACACGGATGGCCAGAAGAGCTGCGACGTGCAGTGGGCGCTGTCGAATGTGGGCTGAGCCGAGATGGTCGATTACGTTGAAGACCCGATCGGCCGCATCGTTAACGTCCACTGGGCCGACGACGATGGTACCCACCCGCCGGACGAGCCTGTCCTGCAATGCGGCACCTACAGCTATTCCTTTCGGCTGGATTACATCTCGTCGGGTATCGTCAGCCCGATCCCGACCGGCAGCGACGGCGATCCGTGGATGGTCCGCGATCCGAGTTCGCCCGATTGGCAGCACACCTGGCCGCTCGGCCTTACCCTCACCACAGGCGGCATCCTGTTCGGCCGCGGGCAGACCCGCGTCCAGATGACGCCCGCCAGCTACACCATCTCGACCAGCTTCTGGGATCTTACGAACAGTGCCGGCAGCGACCGAACCTATGGCCTGCTCTTGATCCACAGCGCCGGGCCGCGCGATTACAATCAATTTCCCTATCTCGGCATCCCGACATCGCCGCAACCCTACGAGCCGTTTTTCATCTTCACCGGCGGCTCGCTGGCCTGGACGTATCAAATCAACCCCGGCCTCAACGGCGAGATATGGAAGCCGACGATCACCGGCTCGGGCGCCAATGACATCCTGTGGGACGACCCGAGCCGGTTCGACCCGGCTTTCGGCGGCGACGCCCTGATCCGCGTCGTGTGGCGAACCAGCGGCGACCCGGAAGGGCTGTGGCGCGACGCAGATGTCGATGCGTTCTGGCGCGGCTCAACCCTCGGCCCGCAAATCACCCCGGGCTACATCGAGTGGGGCGATCCGCCGATAGCTCATCCACAGGAAAACGCCTACGGGCAGAATATCGGTTTTCAGATCACCAGCATCTGCCCGGATCTTCCCTACCGGCACGAAGACCCGGTGTCGATCCACGACGACGGCAGCGAAGGCAACCTCGGCGGCGGCTAAATGGACATCACCTTTCGCACGCTAGGACCGTGGGGGCCGGGCAAGGGCTCGAACCTCCAGCCGTCCGAAGTCGATAGCAATTTCTGGTCGATCGCGCAGGCGATCCTCGACCTTCAGGAGAACCCATCGCTGCCGAACGGGATCGCCTCGATCACCGTCTCCGGCACGCAGATGACGATCTACCTCAACGACGGCACCGTGCTCGGGCCGTACACGCTGCCGGTGCTGACCTTCACCTGGCGCGACGAGTGGGAGCCGGGCACCAGCTACGCCGCGCTCGATGTCTTCAAGGTCACCAATGTCGGGATCTTCATGGTGGAGATCTCGCACATCAGCGACGTGGCGTTCGATCCCGCCCTGACGGTCGGCGGCGAGCCGGCATTGCTCCAGCTGTTCGGCTCGACCGATGTGCGGCTCGTCGGCCTGCCCGACGTGCGGGTCGACGAGAACCTGCAAAACAGCAGCCTGCTCGAATACCTCGACGGCTACTGGGTGAACCTCCAACCCGGCGACATGCTGTACCAGAGCAGCAATGGCGTCTACATCACGGGCGGCGCCATCACCGGCATGCCGGTGCCGGTCAACCCCAGCGACGTTGTCAACAAGGCATACGTCGACGCGCTGCCGGCCGGCATGACCGCGCCGCCCGACACGATGATGGCGAATATCGCGGGGGTAACCGCACCCGCCATCCCGACCACCCTGTCGGCCTTCCTCGACGCAGTGCTGGCGGCGAGCATCGTCGGCTCGCTGATCTACCGCAGCGGCACCGGCTGGGTCGCGCTCGCGCCCGGCACCACCGGCTACTACCTGCGCACCGCCGGGCCGGGCGCCGACCTGCTGTGGGACACCGGCGGCACCGGCGTCACCGCGATCTCGGCCGGCACCGGCATATCGACGGGCGGCGCGCCGATCACCGGCGCCGGTACGGTGTCGCTGGCGCCGGTCGCCGACAACACGATCCTCGCCAATGCCAGCGGCACCACCACAGCGCCGGTGCCGACCACCCTGTCGGCCTTCCTCGACCGCGTGCTGACCAATGCCCGCGGCGCGCTGATGACGCGCACCGGCGCGGGCTGGGTCGCCTTGTCGCCGGGCACCGCCGGCTACTATCTCAAGACGCAGGGCGCCGGCACCGACCTGATGTGGGACGCGCCGTCCGGCGCCGGCACGGTCACCAGCGTCGCCGCCGGCGCCGGGCTCACCACCGGCGGCGGCCCGATTACCGGCAGCGGCACGATATCGCTCGCCGCCGTCGCCAATCTCAGCCTGCTCGCCAACATCAGCGGCGCGAGCGCGGCGCCCGCCGGCACCACCGTCTCGCAGCTCCTCGACGCCGCCATGTCGGGCACCCAGGGCGCGGTGCTCTATCGCGGCAATGGCGGCTGGGTGGCGCTGTCGCCGGGCACCAGCGGCCAGGTGCTGACGACAGCCGGCAGCGCCGCCAACCCGGCCTGGGCCAACGTGCCGGCGAGCGCGCCGATCGGCAATCTGCTGATCCTCGGCAACATCAGCGGCTCGACCGCCGCCGCGACCGGCGTGTCGCTGAGTTCCGTCATCGATGCCGTGTTCGGCTCGGTGCGCGGCATGGTGCTCTATCGTGGCGCGGCCGGTTGGGCGGCGCTCGCCGCCGGCACCGCCGGCCAGGTGCTGACCACCGGCGGCACCGCGGCCGACCCGTCCTGGACGACGCCCACCGGCGGCGGCGCCGGCGCCAGCGTCTCGACCGGCACCACGCCGCCCGCCTCGCCCGCCGCCGGCGACCTGTGGTGGGACAGCAGCGACGGCAGCGGCCAACTCTTTGTCTGGTTCGACGATGGCACCTCGGCCCAGTGGGTCGTCGCCAACAGCGCGATTGCCGCCGCGCCGAAATACAATATCGGGTTCTCGTTTACCGGCGGCGTGCTGGCGAACTCGCAACTCCTCGGCATGCACCGCGTCTCGAAGGCGATCACCATCCCGGCGAATTTCGGCGGCCACGAGGGGCACGTCAGCCAGGCCGGGGCGACCGCGGCGGCGACGGCAAACACGGTAATCAGCGTCGACCGCGCGCTGTCGGCAAGCCCTAACACCTTCACCCAGGTCGGCATGATCACCATCACGGCGGGCGGCATCGCGCCGACCTTCGCCACCTCCGGCGGCGCCGCGATCAGCCTCGCGCAAGGCGACGTGCTGCGCCTCGTCGGGCCGTCGAGCGCCGACACCACGCTGGCCAATTTCTATGCCACCATCGTCGCGCAGGAGACTTGATGGCACTTTTATTCTGCGAGGGCTTTGACAAATACGGCGGCGCGAACAGCTACGGCGCGGGCGTGTCGGCGCTGCTGACGGCCGGCGAATGGAACTCGACCAGCGCCAGCCCGGCAATCGTCGCGCCGCTCAGCCAGACCGGGCAGGCATTGTCGCTGGGCACGATCACCAAGACGCTGCCCGGCGCCTACGGGCGGCTGATCGGCGGCTTGCGGTTCAACAGCCCGCTCGGCGCCGTCAACCTCGGGTTGCAGTTTCTCGACGGCGGGTCGTCGCAGGCGGCGGTGCAAATCAACACCAGCGGCACCGTCAGCGTGCGCAACGGCCTTTTTAACAGCGGCACGGTGCTCGGCACCTCGACCGCCAGCATCACCGCCAACACGACGCACTATATCGAATTCGACCTGACGTTCGCGAACGCCGGCTCCTATCAGGTGTGGATGGACGGCGTGTCGATCCTCAGCGGCAGCGGCGACACCACGACGACGGCGAACAGCAGCGCAACCGGCATCGCGATTCAGACCGCCGGCGGCACCGCGATCGTCGACGATTTCTACGTGTTCGACGCCAGCGGCACGACGAACAACGCGCCGCTTCTGACGAGCCCTCGGATCGAGACGCAATTTCCGACCGGCGATGCGGCGATCCAGTTCGCCGCCGGCGCCGCGATCCTTGGCTCAAGCGTCACCCGCAGCGGCACCAACCAGGGGACGATCGCCAATCAAATGCGGCTGCGTGCGGTGACGCCCGCCGTCGCCTGCACGCTGAACTCGATCGCGTTCCAGGCCGGCGGCACCGGCAACGGTGCGATCCAGCTGCGCCCGGTGGTCTATTCCAACGTCGGCGCCGCGCCGGGCGTGCTGCTGGTCTCGGGCGCGACCGTGACCGGCACCACGGCGGGTGCGGTCAAGACCATGCCGGTGTCGACGCCGCTCGCGCTCACCGCCGGCACGACCTACTGGATCGGCCATATGTGCGACGTGGCGCAGGGCGCCGCGCTGGCGCAACTCTCGGCGGCCAATGACGACGTGACCTCGACCGCGACCTTTGCGGCGGGCGCGCCGGGCAGCGCGCCGACCGGCACCGCCGCCGTCGGCACGGTGCTGTGGGCCAACGTCACGGTCAGCGGCGCCAACTGGTTCGCCGTCAGCCAGGCGCCGCCGCAGGGCAATCTGAGCTATGTCTTCGATGCCGTGGTCGCCCACGAAGACCTCTACACCTACCCGCCGCTCTCGGTGCCGCCCTCGGCGATCTACGCCGTCGCGGTCAAGGCCAACCTCAGCAAGTCGGATGCCGGCGCGAAGACAGTCAGCATGCGGATGAAATCCGGCACGACCGACAGCGCCGGCACCACCGCGAGCGCCGCGCCCGGCACCGGCTATGGCTGGCTCAGCAGCCACTTCGCGACCGACCCGGCGACCGGCGCGGCGTGGACGCTGACCGGCATCAATGCCGCGCAGAGCGGCGTCAAGATCGAGACATGACCGATATCAACCTCGATGCCGCAGCGCGCGAAGCGCTGCTGACGACGGCGCCAGCCGGAACCGCGGCTGGGGTGGTGCGCGAAGCGCTGATGGCGACCGCGACCGCGGCGATGACGGCCGGGGCGGTGCGCGAGGTGCTGTTGTGGGCACCGCCGCCGGTCGTGGTATCGCTGAACGCGCAAACCGTGATCTCGATCAACACGGGATAAGAACGATGGCCATCGATTTCCCGAGTGCCGGGCTGACCCCCGGCCAGATCCACACATCCGGCAGCCGGTCGTGGGCGTGGGACGGCGCCAAGTGGGGGCCGAGCGCGGCGGGCACCAGCATCGGCGACATCTCCTCGGTCGCGGCCGGGCCTGGCCTCACCGGCGGCGGCAGCACGGGCGACGTTACCCTGAGCCTGGGGGCCCCGGTGAGCATTTCCATGGGCGGCACTGGCGCCACGACGAGCGGCGCTGCGCTGACCAGCCTCGGGGCGGCGCCGCTGGCAAGCCCGGTATTCACGGGTGATCCGCAGGCGCCGACGCCAGCCACCGCGGACAACGATACGAGCATCGCCACGACGGGCTTCGTCAAGGCGCAGGGGTATCTGCTGAATAATCAGTTGATCACGCTTAGCGGCGACCTGACGGGCTCGGGTGCGACCGCAATCGCCGCGACTTTGGCAACCGTGAACAGCAACGTCGGCACCTTCCAAGGACTAACGCTCGATGCCAAGGGACGGGTCACCGCCGCCGTCAACCAGAACTATGTGACCGGCGGGCCGTATCTGCCGACAGCGGGCGGTACGGTGACCGGCGGTATTGTTGTCGGGAGTGGCACTAATCCAGGCGCGGGGGCTGTACTCGCTACTGACTCGTTCCGAGTTTTTGGCTCAACTGCTTCGCAAGTACAACTGAACAATAGTGCTGCGGGCGGTGCGCAAGTTGTGTTTAACAACGGCGCGCGAACCTACAATGTCGGTGTCGATACTCAGGCCAGTGGAAATCAGTGGGTAATCTACGATAACAACGCACCAGCCTACCGACTGGTTATCCATACAGACGGCGTCTGTTTGAATACCACTGGGACATGGTCGGCGTTGTCGGATGCTCGGCTGAAGCGAGAAATTACCGATTATTCGGCTGGTCTTGCTGAAATCCTCCAGCTTCAGCCAAAGACCTTTTATTATAATGGCTTAGCCATCCCTGATGACGGCACGCAGCAGTACGGACTGGTCGCGCAGGAGGTTGAGCCTGTCATGCCGGAATTGGTCAGCGACACTCCTTGGCAGAAATTCGACCCGGAAACCAGCGAGCCGCTGGCTGAGCCGGTGTCTTATAAAACTGTCGATCCTGGCCGGGCGATCTACGCTCTGATCAATGCGGTCAAGGAATTGACCGCGCGCCTCGAAGCGTTGGAGGCGCGCTGATGCCCGCAGTGCCGTGGCCGGAATGGCTGCCGGATCAGCCGGCGCTCAGGGCGGGCCGTGGCCGTCCATTATGCGCGACGACCGCGGGTCTTGCACGATCGGGGCGGGTTGCCGCTTCCTCTCGCTCGTCGTGACGCAACCGAAGTGGTTGTTGCACGTCGTTTGGGTCGTCCCGTACTTGCTCTCCGCGGTGGCCTGGCACTCGTAATAGTAACGCTTGCCGATCCAACTGCCGTGACATTCCATCGACGATCCGGCGAGGGCTGGCCCGGCGAGGGCGATGCAAGCGAAGGCGGCGAGCGTTAAACTGCGGTAAGCCATGATCGAACCTCATACGTTCGGTGGTGGTTAGGCGCCGCGGCGGGTTTCAGATACCCGCGCGGCGCCGCTTCCCATATCGGGCAGTCCCAGCGGCGCCGGCTTGATAGCGCCGGCCAATTCTTTGATAGCAGGGACATCTGCGGATGATGCTGCTCCCGCTTCTCGTGACCGTGCAGCTCATCATTTTGCATGTGCCAGATGGGTACGAGGTTGCCGTCAACCCGGCGCACGTCAGCACGCTCCGCGAAGCGGGACATTCGCCCCGCCTCCAGGCGCTCGGCATACATTGCGTGGTGGGGCTGACGAGCGCGAAGTTTATCGCCGTCACGGAATCCTGTCGGGACGTGCAGCGGCGGCTGCTGGAGGCGCGCTGACCTTAAAAGGATGATGCCATGATCATCGAAATCCTGTTTGTCGTTGTGATGTTCCTCTGGCTCATCACGATATTGCCGCTGCCGCAGATGCAGCCATTCTCGTCATCCAATGTGTTCTTTGCCTTCGTCGCGGTCCTGCTGTTGGGCCTCTATCTCTTCCTCCCCGGGCTGCGGGGATAAATTACCGATTGCGGTCGAGCTGCCTGACCACGGTGCGCAGGCAGTCGGTGTTGTCTTTGCTCATCTCGTAGGTCGCCGGCAGCGCCAGCAGCAGGGCAAGAAAGGCCGCGGCTAGACGCGCGGACGCAATTCGGCTGTATATGGCCGCAGTCATTTGACGCCTCCAACGTCGAATGATTAGGGGCCGGCGATCGGCGTTGGCGCGCTGATGCCGGTCCCGCCCTCTCAGGGCGGGTCTCTACTCAATTCGTCGGATCGGAAAACGTCGCAGGATTATTTGCGGCGGCGTCATACCGCGATGGTCGGCGGCAACGGGATTTCGGTGCCGATGGGCCGCCACAGGTGCAGGCAGTGCGGATGCACATTGACGTGGCTGCTGCGTGGGACGTGCAGTTGCATCACCGTCTCGGTGTCGTCCCAGAACAGCCGCTTGACGCGATCCATCTCGGCCCAGGTCGGGGCGCGGTCCTGCCGCGATACGCTGACGTGCTCCCACGGCACCTCGGCATCACCGCTAGTCGCCAGGATCGCTAATCCAAGCAGCCGGAACGCGCCGAAACGGTCACCCGTGGCGCTGGCATACGGTCCCTGTCGGATGCGCGCCTTCTCCAGATGTGTCCAGTCGTCTTTCATTTCCCCGCCGATGGAACGAGCGCGGAACAAGGCCGTCGTCCCGTGTCAGCACCGTGTCAATAAAAGCTCGTTTCGTTCTGTTTTGACGGGTTCGGCCGGGTTTGAAATTGTCGCTAAGTGTTTGATCTCTATGGCGGACCCGAGAGGATTCGAACCTCCGACCTCTGCCTTCGGAGGGGCGCGGCGGTACGGTAAATTGTCTAACATGCTCAAGCACTTAGCCGGCTACCCTCGGCCGCCGTGCCAATGCCGTGCCAGAACGCGCGGATCGCTTCTTCATGTCCCTGCGGCATCAGGTGGACATAGCGCTCGACCTGATCGAGCGACGCCCAGCCGCCTTCCAGCTTGAGGCGCAGCGGGTCGCGATAGAGCGCGTAGTGCCACGACGCCCAGGTGTGCCGCAGATCGTGCTGCGTCAGATCCGGGTCGATCCCGGCGCGTTCCTTGGCGAGCCGCCAGGCATGTTTCATCTGGCCGCCGCCGAGCCGCTCGCGATCGGCGTAGGGTTTGCCATCGGGCCGCCGCACTACCCGGCCATCGCGCCACGGCAGGTTGGCGAGTGCAGCGACAAGCCCCGGCGGCAGATAGGCATGGCGCGGTTTGCCGCCCTTGGTCTTCCACAAGATCGCCCGCGCGCCCTGAAGATCGACATCGGCCCAATCGAGTTCGAGCGCTTCCGACATCCGCGCGCCGGTGCCGAGCACCAACTCGACCAGCGTCTTCAATGACGGTTGCCGCCAGCCGATCGGCTCGCACGCCGCAACGAGCCGGTTTGCCGCTTCCGGCAACAGATAAAGGGTGCGGCCCGCCTCGCTCTTGGGAATGACAAAATGGACCGGATCGCACCACCCCTGTTTGTGCGCGAGGCTCATCACCGCGCGCAACGGCACGATGACACCGCGGCGCAGCGTGTCGGCGGCAAAGCCGGGGATCAGGATGTCGCGCGCCACCCGGTTGACGAGGCTCTGGTTGACCTGGGCGAGCTTGACGTTGCCGGCAGCGGCAAGGATCAGCGCTAGCCGCCGGTGCGTGCCGGGGCTGCGCGGCGCGGCTTCGAGATAGAGGGTTACCGCCTCGGCGAGCGGTCGAGCGCCACGACGCGGCCCATGCCATTCGGCGCGGAGGATTTCGGCGGCGAGTTGGGTGGCCTCTTCCTGCGCGAGCCGAGGATTGTTGCTTTCAGCGCGTTTTCGTATGCGCTGCCCCGCGACCGTGCCGACGATCGTGAGCGCCCCGGTGTCGGGTCTTCGCTCGACTCGCAGTCCTTGTCCTTTGCGTGGCACCTAAGTTTCTCCTCCAACGAATTAAGTGCGTGCTCATCGAACCGCACGGTATGGCCGACGCGCAATACCTCCACCGCGCGCTCGCGGATCACCTGCCGCAACTGCCGCTCGGTCATCCGGTAGTGCGCGGCAACCTCGGCCAAGGTCAACGGCGGATCGCCGGGTGCGAGAACAAGTGCGCCGGTCATTCTCGCCTCTCCCTGTGCTCTGCCGGCGTATCGACGACCAGCCGAATCCGCCGCGGCATGACATGCTGGGCGTTGCACGCGTCGCAGCAGCGGCCGGGCGCGACCGGCTCGGCGACGTGGCCGTAGCCGTAATACGTGCGCCCGCAGATCGCGCAGCGCCGGGTCAGGCTCTTGCGTCGGATCGTGTTCATTGCAAGGTCTCGCGCCACCGGGCGGCCAGCGCCCGCAGTTCTTCCAGGCCCATTTGATCCATCAGTCTGCTCCGCGCCGGGATGACGATATGGACATCGCATCGATCGCAGCAGCGACCGGGGCCGAGCGGGCTCGCGGCGTTGCCGTCACCGAGATACATCCGCCTGCACAACATGCAGCGACGGGTGCGGCTGGTCATATGTCGATCTCCCGTGTCGGGCGGCCGACCAGCCGCTCTAGATCGATCAGCGCGTCGGTGAATTTCACGCTGCTGTGGCCGTAATAGTGCCCGGCCCAGACGACCCGCCGCGCCGCGGTGTGCAGCTCGCGCGTGACTCGCAGCTTGCCGTCGAGCTCGCCGCGCTCGATCAGGAAATCGACGCAGGCGTCGGCGATCGCCGAGACGAGTTTGCTTTCGGCTGACATCGCCTATTCCCGGAAGAGCACTTCGCGCTGCGGCGGTTCATCCGGCTCGACCGCGCCGGGCTCCTCCTGTTCGGGGCCGGGCGGGCGTCCACGACGACGAGGAGTTGCGTGGGGACCGTCGCGTGGTTCGGGGGGTGCCCGCCCGGGTTCGAGTATTTCGTTGCGCGCCATCTCGGTGTCGGCCGCGCTGGCTAGCGCCTGATAGTGCGCCAGGTGCGGGCGCAGCCGGTCGCGGCGCTCGGTGGCGATGGCCTGCCACCAATCGCGGAAGGCGACGGTGCCCTGGCCGGCGGCGGCCTCGGCGATGCGTTCGTCGGATGAGGACGCCGGCGGCGGCTCGATCTGCTCGGCGGCGAAGGCGTCGAGATCAACGCCGACGCTGACCGGCTCCTTCTCGCGCGCCGGGATGTCCTCGATCTCGGTCTCGTCCAAGAAGCCGAGGCCGGCGATCGAGAGCGTCACCCGCCGCTTCGCCTTGGTGATCGCTTTCAACATACCATTGGCGCGCGCCTCGCCGCGCAACCCGGCGACATTGACGGCGCCGAAATCCTCGTCGGTGCGGCCGGATTTGTCGCGCGCCTTGGCGTGGACGATGAGCAGGTCGCCATCGACCTTCTGCGATATGATCTCGATGCTGATGCCGTGTATCTGGCGAAGCTGGTCGGCCGCCTCGCGCCGCGCGTACAGCGTCAGCTTGCCGGATAGGGTGATGTACTCCAGCGGCCTCGTGAACGGGTTGAGGCCGACGCTCTTGCAGACCTCGACATAATACCGGGTGCGCTCCTCGGGTGTCAGGCGGGCGAGGTCGCCCTTGGCGATCACGCTCTCGATGATGTCGCCCGGCCGCGCCGGCGTCGTGATGTCGGTCATGCTTACTCATCCCTGCGTTTTGAAAAGACATCGCGTGCCAGGATTGCGGCGAAGAGCGCAGCTATCAGTCTGTATTGCGGGGCGCCCGCTTGGGCTGCGCAGTCAACCGCGGCGCCGATAGCCTCGATTGCCGTGTCTAGGCTGGCGCAGATGTCTTCTTGCTTGTCGGGCGTCACAACGCTTCCTCTTCCTTGGCCGAGACCCGCAGCGTGCGGATCGTCGCCGCCGGCAGCACCCGCTCGGCCCGCTGGTGGCTGCGGTAGGTGATCGCCCAGCCGGGCAAGTAGCCATAGGTCGCCCGGCCCATCGCCGCCTTCAGGTGCGCGTCGATTTCGGTGATGCGGCGCTCGAAATCGCTGATCATCGACTTCAACGCCTGCCGGTCCGGGAGCGCGCTGTGGAGGTAGTTGTCGCTCGATAGGTCGATGGTGCTGCCGTCGTCGAGAAGCCCCTCCAGCGCCTCCGCAGGCGCCGCGGGCGCTATCCGGCCGGCATCCCATTCCTCCCACCACCGGGCGGCGGCGGCGAGCAGCTTGGCCTCGGCCAGCGGGTGCCGCGGCACCTCGAATTCGTAGAGCGGTAACGATCGGCTGGTGACCATCACCGCCAGGATGCCGCGCTCGACGCCGGTGCAGAGCATCTCGCACAACGTCTGGAGTTGGTAGGCCAGCGAAGGCCGGCCCTGCCACACCTCGGGCGCCACCGTCTTGCACTGGATCAGGCCGCGGTTGCCGGCGCTGTCGGCGAACCACGCATCGGGTGTTGCACCGATACGATGCTCGGGCAGGGTGTGAAACGTCGTCGCCTTCTCGATCTGCCAGCCGGGGTGCTCCTCGCGCATCGCTTCGAGGATCGCCGGCTCCAGGATGCGGCCGCGCTTCATCGCCGCGTTGTCGCCCTCGTTGTGGTGCCCGGTCATGGTGCCGGCTAATTGCTCGCGCGTCAGGAACGGGTGCGCGTCGAACAGCGCCGCGATGCGGCTGGCGGTGAGCAGCCCGCGGCGCCGGTCGAGCCACTCGCCGCGCGACGTGATCGTCCAGGATTCACGCTTCATCGATCACCGTCGCGCAGAATTGAGGTGTTGATCTCAATGCCGATCAGCCAGCCGTGCCCGTCATAAAGGAGCACTACGCCGGGCGTTACTTCCTCGCCCTCGGTATCGGGACCGTCAGCGCCGGGTATCAAATCGATATGCAGCACATCGCCCTCGCGAGTTACAGTTAAAGCGGTCATCGCCGGCCTCGTGAAAACTTTCGCCTGATTCAAACCAGGCGGCATAGGCCATCGCTCACTCACGTTGGTGCTGGCCCCGCTTCTCCACCCAATCATCGACGAACTGGTCGATTTCCGGCTTGGCGGACTTCCCGTAGAACTCATCGGCCTGGGGCGGGTCTGACCACCGCGCCAGGCCGGGGCGCCAGTCGAGGTCGAGCGTCACGAATATCTCGTCCGGGCCGGCCGTCGTGCGGACCTCGCGGCCGGCGACGAGCGCGCGGAAATCGTTGCGGTTGATGACGATGCGCCAGGCGGCCATGCTGCCTTGCTCCCCGATAGCGGAGCCAGAATAGCGATAAAATTTTATCGCCGACAACGCCGATTTGTCGGCATTCGGCTTTTTTGTCGCAGGCCACGCTTGCGTTAAATTTTACCGTCGCCTAGCCTTATGCGCGCCTGACAAATCCACGAAAAGCCGAACGCGGGAGGTGTGTGGATGCCGGAGGCCATCAACCAGCTATGGCTAAGTTTGACGTGCCGCGCGGAAGACGCGCCGGTTCAGCCGGGCGTTAGCTCCGGGCCTTGGCTGGCAATTACCGAGGACCGTAAATGGTGGCTGATCGAGTGGACCGGCGCCGAGTTCGCTACTCTACAGGGTGCAAGATGTCGGCCTCTCGCTCTATGGCTTCTGCCGCCAATTCCTGGCCTGCTGCCGCAAATTCTTTCCGCACTAGCTTGAGCGCCTTGGCAATCGCCCGCGGGATGATATCGGCGGCGTTGCCCTCAAGATCGCCCGGCGGATAGGCGCTGAGATGGAAATAGAGCGACACGGCGAGCGTCACGACCTTGGCCAGTTCCTCGTCGGATCGGCGCAGGCCCATCAGCTCGGCAGGGTCCATTTTAAGCGTCGCGGCGAGCTTGAAAATGTGGGCGATGTTGCGGCCCTGCGCCGGCGGCTTGCGGAAATAGTGTTCGGCTAAGCCGGCGTCCCGGCCCGCATCTGCCAGGGTTTTCCCAAGCTCCGAGGCGCGCGCCTGCGCACGCTTGCGAAACTCGTCATCCGACCATTGCATCGTTGTCCCCGGCAGAAGAAAATTTTCTAGCACCTCTAAGGATTTCAATCCAGTAAAATTCAGTGTTAATCCAGAGCGCCGTTTGGTCTTGAAGGCGATAAAAATTTATCGCTATCCTACCGGGCATGACCGCCTACGACCTCCTGCTGCTGGCCCGCATCTATCTCGCCGCCACGGGCGTCTCGCGCACCCAGCTCGGGCAGATCAGTTGCGGCAACCGGATGATCTATTTCCGCCTTGAGCGCGGCTTGGGCTGCCACAGCGCCAGCCTCGAAAAGGCGCACGCCTGGTTCGCCGAGCACTGGGAGAACACCGGCATTCCGTGGCCGGCGGAGATCCCGAAGCCGCGGCCGCACCGCGGCCTGCGCGACGGACCAGCAAGATTTGAGAGGGACTGCGAAATCGCCTGACGACGGAGGGGGAATTCCGCCGGTGACTGATTTACCAGAAGCGTATCTCGGGCAATGGCAGCATCTCACTGCGCCAATCGGCCGAGTCATAGATGCACTTGCCGCAATCTTTGATCGGGTTTGCCAAGTCCGGCGGCATGGCGATATCGATGTCCACCGCATTCTTAACGAATGCGTCAGCGAATTCGGTTTGTCACCGTCATACGAACGCAAATCGGCCATTCTTGCCAAGGTGTTACCGCATCTTGAACCTTGCCTCGATCGGTGCGAGAGCCCCATCGAAGCGATCATGCTGTTTGCCATGCTCAGCACATTCGCCATCCATTGCACGGGCGACTGGTCATCGACGGGAGACGGCATACTGATCTATTCGAAGCCCGGCTCCGACGAAGGGATGGCGCTTTGGCAGCAGGCGACCGTAGGCCGATACCGTCCTGATTTCATACTGGACGGCCCTCGCCGCATCGTGATCGAGTGCGATGGGCACCATTTTCACGAGCGCACGGCCGCCCAGGCCCAACGTGACAGATCGCGCGACCGTCACTTCCAGATGGGCGGCTATCTTGTCCTGCGTTTCACCGGCTCGGAAATCTATCGGCGACCCAGCCAATGCGCCGTCGAGGTCTTCGATGCCGCCTTTCCGGGGCGTTTTTCGCGATGAGCGCGCCGGTTTGGATGAAGTTTTACGTCGGGGATTACCTCGGCGACACGATGCATCTGACCCGGGATCAGCATGGCGCGTACCTGCTTCTAATCTTCGCTTACTGGCGGAATGGCTCGCTTCCTGACGATGACGAGGTGCTCGCCGGCATCACGAAATCGAGCCCGGAAGAGTGGCGTTCGCTGCGTCAGGTCGTTGCAAAATTTTTCAGAATTCGCGGAGGTTTTTGGCGGCAAAAACGCGTCGAGGCTGAGTTGCGCGACGCCGAAAAGATCGAAAAAGCTAGGCGGGCAGCGGGGTTAAAGGGAGCCGAAGTTCGATGGCAAACGCATGGCAAAGGCAATCGCAAACGCATGGCAAAGGCAATGCGATCGCATTCCCCCCCTCTGGACTCCCCCCCTACAGATTCAGAGTCAGAGGTAGAACCCCCCCCTATAAGCCCCCCCCCCAACGGAGCGCATGATGGGCGAGAACAGGCATCGCGGCTTCCGCTCGATTGGCAGCCTGACGCAGCCGATCGTGAATTCGCCGGAGAGCTTGGTCTCGACGCTGGAAAGATCGCAGACCAGTTCCGCGACTACTGGCAGGCCATCCCCGGCCGCAAGGCCACCCGCCTCGATTGGCACGCCACCTTCCGCAACGCCTGCCGCCATTACGCCACCCGGACTGGTGGCAACGGGAGCGGACGCGGAACTCACCGACCGGCTGCTCCTGGCTTCACTTCCGCCATCCGTCGCGCGTTCGCTGACGCCGACGATGAGAACCTGGGATGATCCGATGCACGGCTTCGATTACCAGATCACCGGCTACTCGCTCGCCGAGCCCTTGCCGTCACCGACTGACATCGACACCGCGCGCCAACTGGTCGAGGCCGCGATGCAACCAGCGCCGGCCAAATCGGTTGCCGCCGAACTGGCCCGGCTTGCCGCCGTCACCAAAAGCCGCGCCGATCCCGAGGACGATCAGACGCTGCGGTTCGCAGCGTTTCGTGAAGAACTCGCCGAGTTTCCCCGCGATGTCATCACGACGGCGCTGCGAAAGATTGCCCGGCGCGAAAGATTCTTCCCGTCGCTGGCGGAAATTCGCGACCAGTGCCAGCGCGAGTTCACGCATCGACAGCGACTAGCAGCGGCGTTGCGCGCCGGAGGGGCAACGCCTTCGCAAAGAAGCCATACGTATGGGCGAACGTCGTAATCGTATGCGTTCAGTATGTTGACCGATGTGCATTGTGCGCTGGCTGATCGCCTTTCCAAATATGCGGCGATGTTTATTGCATCGTATCGTGCTTTGGGAGGAATGCAGGTTATGTCAGACGCAAAGTATCCTATCCTTCGCGTGCCGCCGACGGCGCTTCGGGACTCTCCCCAGCAGCCGCCGGGCCGAAACGCTGTTTCCGGCTCGCTTAACGCGCTTGCTAAAAGCATCCAGGCGGTTGGTCTCCAATATCCACCTTTGGTCACGCGAGACCCTACCGGTGACACGTACACGATCGTCGACGGGCACCGTCGTGTGGCCGCAATGAAATCGCTGGCGTGGCAGGATATCCCGGTCCTTGTTTCGCAAGGTAAGCCGGCCGAATTGTTTTCGGCCGTATGCGGCAACACTAAACCCGTCACCGCAGCTCAATGGATCGAGGTCTACCTTCGGGGCGGTGAGGTTCCCTCCGGCCCGACCAAGGTCAACATCAGACGCATCGACGAGATTGCTGGGCGCGAGTTCCTGCAACAGTTATCCGATGCCGGTCTTAGCCCGCAGATATGGAACGTCGCCAATCGCGTGATCCGCTATGCGGGCATCGATGAAGGCTTGAAGGGCCGGGTGCTCAAATGGCTGCTTGAGTTGAAGATCACGCGAGATGTCGCCGCATGGATCAGCGGACCGCATTCGCCTCAAGAACTGGCCATGGCGTTTCAAGAGAACCGCAAGCCAGCGCTATAGGTGCCCGATGATCTGCCGGCGATGCCAAAATGATAAACCAATAACGGCATTCCAAGTATGTGGAGGGAGGCGGCATGACACGACATGCAAGGAGTGCCGTCTCCTCGCTCGAAAACAACGGCAATGTCGACAATGGGAGGCGTGGGAGAATAGTCGCGCGATCCTCGTCGAACAAAGACCGGTGGAACAATCAACGCGGCCAAACAATACGTGCCGTTGGGAAGCCGTGGCGGTGATCGGGGGGAAAAGATATGCGGCGCAATCTCGCCGCGGGGCGCCCCACGAACTGGCCCGCATTCTTGTCGCTGCCAACATCAGCGACGCACCGATGCAGGTGCGATCAGCCGGGCTTGAGGGACATATAACTTACCGGTCTTTTCATAGAATGGCCGAAACAACCTTTGTTGAAAACGCACAGGCACCAATCAGGAAACGAAGTTACGTGGCAATAGGTGAATCGTGGGATCAGCGCGCGGTGAAAACATGACCAAGCGCGAGTGGCTGCCGCTGGTGATCCTGATCGCGCTCGCCTTGCTCGGCCTGCTGCTCGTGCCGATCATCTTCCCGGCGCCGGTGACACAATGAGAACCCGCAGCGAACGCCACTTCACCGCCGACGATCTCGCACTGTTCGCGACCTACCGTCCGCGCCGCGCCCTCGTCGAGCCGGCGAAGTGCAACCATGACCCCGAGCATTGCTGGGTCGAGTGCGGCCCGCCCGCGATCACCGGCAGCGGCTATTGCCGGGCTTGCGGCGCTATGCCGAACAGCCTGTGGGAGCGCGCCGGCCAATGACCGCGCCGCTCACACCCGACCGGCAGCTCACCGAAGAGGAGGTGCGGCAGCTCAAGGAAGTTTGGGAGAAAATGTGCCGCGGTGAAATCATTTCACCCAACCCTCGCATGCACTGGCTGCAACGGCTACTGCGATGGTGGCGATGACCGCGCCGTTCCGCCTGCGCCCGCCGGTGCCGCTCGAGCGCGACATCCACGAAGCCTGCGCCCGCGCCCTCGACGCCCTGCTGCTGCCGCCGGCGCTGTGGTTCGCCTACCCCGCCGGCGCGTCGCAACTGTCACCGCAGCAGCAGGCGCGCCACAGCCGCGTCGGCCTGAAGCGCGGCCTGCCGGATATCTTCGTCCTGCACGGTGGCGTGTACGGCATCGAACTGAAGCGGCCCGGCACCGGGCGGCTGTCGAAGACCCGCATCGTCCGCACCCGCCGCGGCAGCCCGTATGTGCTCGTCGGCCAAGCCGAGATGTTTCAGCGTTTGGTCAATGCCGGCGTGCGCGAGATCGCCATCGCCCACTCCGTCACCGAAATGCTCGGTCACCTGGAGCGCTGGGGCGTGCCCCTGCGCGGCATGGTGGCGGCATGACACGGAGGACACCATGTCCGCAGTAACCATAATCCTGATCGTGCTGGTGGTGCTGCTCATCGCCGGCCTGCCGCACTGGTACGGCGGCACACCCTACGCGTCGTATGGCTACTTCCCGGCCGGCGCCCTCGGCGTCGTGCTCGTGGTGCTGCTCATCCTGCTGCTGTTCGGTGTCATCCGGTGATGCGCGGCGCACTACCAGGAGCCGGAATACTCACCGTCAGCGAAATGGCCGAGGCTCGTGTGCTATGGGAAACCACTGACATGTCCGCATCCGATATCGCCGCCAAGTTCACCACACCGGCAAAGGAAGTCACCAAGAACGTCATCGTCGGCCACGCCAGCAGACACCGCTGGAAGCCGCGCGCCGATAGCACCATGCCGCTGCGCACCTTGCACGACCGGCTCGACGCGCTGCACGAGGACTACAACCGCAAGGTCGGCCTGCCGCCCGGCAGTCGAGGCCGCAGCCGGTGAAAACCGCCGCCAAATGCCTGAGCGAGGTGGCGACCCGGCACGTCGCCGCCTATCTCGACGGACTCGGCGCCAACACGCTCGCCGACCACGCCGACGATATCGTCGACCTGGTGCTCGACACGCTCGCCGAGCCCAGCCGCGACATGCTCGAAGCCGCCCGCGAGGAGCTCAACCGCGCATTGCCGACCGGCGGCGTCACCATCGCCTACCAGCGCGCCCTCGTCCGCGCCCTCTGGCGCGCCATGCTGGAGCGGGCCGAGCGATGATCGCCGGCACGCTGTTCAGCGGCATCGGCGCGCCGGAATGCGCCGCACCGCACTTCGACTGGCGCTGGTCGGCCGAGATCGACCCGTTCGCGTCGGCGGTTCACGCCGCCCGCTTCCCCGGAACACCCAACCTCGGAAATGTCGAAGGGATCGACGCTGATGCAATTGCGCCTGTCGATCTCGTCGTCTTCGGATCGCCCTGCCAATCGTTCAGCGTCGCCGGGCGCAGGCTCGGACTGGATGACCCGCGCGGCAACCTGGCCCTTGTCGCCCTTCGCCTGGTTGAGCGCCTGCGGCCCGGTTGGTTTGTTTTCGAGAACGTGCCCGGCCTCTTGTCGAGCGGCGGCGGACGGGACTTTGGCGCCTTTCTCGGGACAGTGGAGCAATGCGGGTATGGGTGGGCCTACCGGACGCTTGACGCTCAGTTTGCCGGAATTCCACAGCGGCGCCGCCGTGTCTTCGTTGTCGGACATCTTGGAGACTGGCGCCCTGCCGCAGCGGTACTTTTTGAGCGCGAGAGCCTGCGCGGGGATACTGCGCCGCGCCGAGAAGCGGGGAAAAGAATTGCCGCCAAGTCTTTATGCGGCACTGACGGCGGCATCGACCGCGAGGACCGCCACACCCTGATCCCGGCCGTCGCCGACCCGATCAGCACCAGCGAGAACCGCACCTACACCCACGAGGGAAAGACTTTTCGCGGCCACAACCTGATCGCCCGCAGCCTCAACGCGCATGCGGGGCGCATCGATGGCGAGAGCGAGACGTTCGTCGCCGTCGCCGACATCCGAAACGGCACAGCCGGTGACGTTGCCATGTCCCTGCAAGGCGGCGGCATGGGCGAGGACCGGGGACTGTGCCCGAACGCCATACCGCATGTCGTCCCGATCATCCCGATCCTTGAGGCCGGCGCCCGAACCGGCAAGTCCACCACCGATCCGCGCACCGGCATTGGCATTGGCGAACCCGGCGATCCCATGTTCACCGTCCGGAGCGGGAAGCAGCATGCGGTTGGTGGTGGCATGTCCGTCCGCCGCCTGACGCCGCGCGAATGGGAGCGACTCCAGGGCTTCCCCGACGATTTCACCGCCATCGAGTACCGCGGCAAGCCGGCGGCGGACGGTCCCAGGTATCGCAGCTTGGGCAACAGCATGGCGGTGCCGGTGATCGGCTGGGTGCTCGGCCGCATCTGCGAATTCGAGGAGCGATGAGCCACGCCAAGCAGCCGCCCGACGCGCACGCCTATTCCGGCTTCGCGCTGATCACCGCGCCGCTGCCCGAGCGCCTCGGCTGGGTCATCGTGTGGCGCAAGCCCTGCGGCTGCTGCGAGCATGTCGGCCCGGATCTTGACGCGATCAACGCGATCATGTTCCGCGATGGCGGCATCGACGCGGTGTCGATCGCCACCACCCAGCCGCTCGACCCGACATGACCAAACGCGCCGAGCAATTCGTCACCCGGGTGCAGTTCACTACCGATGAACTGTCGCAACTTCTCGCCCGCCGCCGCCGCGCCCGCCTCGGCTGCACCGCCCTCGCACGACAGCTCGGCGTCACCGTGACGGCTATGGACAATTACGAGCGCGGCATTCGTCGCATCCCGGCGGCGCTGTTGCCGCAGTGGAGCCGCGCGCTCGGCGGATGGGATGTGTGATGCCGCCGTGGGTCATCGTCGAGACGCGGCCGGCCGCCGAGGACGCCGCCGAGCGCTCGCTGCGGCTCGCCGGATACCGGGTTTACCTGCCGCGCTACCGCTGCCTCGTCCACCCGCATGGCCGCAGCCGCAGCGCCGTGACCGTCCTGCGGCCGATCTTTCCGCGAATGCTGTTTGCGCAGGACTGGCGAGGCTGGCCGGCTATGCCGATCGGTTGCGTCGTCGGCTTGATGAGCCTGCAACCCGGCATTCCGGCTAAACTTTCGGATGAGGATGTCGCCTACATCATGGACCGCGAACGAAGCCGCGACTTCGATACGGTCGGGCAGCAATTCAGCATCGGCGATGCCGTCGAAATCGACGCTTTCGGCCAGCGAATCCTCGGCGTGCTCGATGCGCTGAGCCCGGACGGCAAGGCGACCGTCTCGATGCTGATGCTCGGCCGCACCATCCGAACCCATGTTCCGGCTAACCGTCTACATGTGGTTTCCTCTTGACAATGAGGCACAACATGGACATTAGCCACCTGGCTGGGTCGCCTCGACGGGGTGTTGCCCAGCGTAAGCTATCAGCCTCCCCCTTCTACTACTCGAAGCGATGGCGCTATGTGCGCCGCCTCGTCCTGCTGCGTGACCACTACCGCTGCGTCAAGTGCAACGCTGATGTCAGTGGGCCAGGCCAGGCCAGGGTAGACCACATCAGGCCCAGGCTCAGCCATCCACACCTCGCTTATGACATGGCTAACCTGAGAAGCCTATGTCCTACGTGCGATAACCAAAGCCATGCCGAGAAAGGACATGGCAAGGGTTCACATCAACGCATCGAGATAATCAAAGGTTTCGATCGCAATGGTGAGCCGCTGGACCCCAACCACCATTGGAAACGATAGGGGGGGGGATGGTCGAAAACTTGAAGCCTCGCGCCGAGCAGC